CTTCCGTGGCCGAGGCCGCGAAGCTGTTCCCGCACATGAACCGCCTCAGCGCTTAAGGGAGGCCTGAAACATGCCCACGACCTTTCAGACCTCCGTCAACGTCGTCCAGGCGCCCGGCGTCCCCGGCGACTTCGCCAGCGCGGATCCGTCGTTCAGCTTCGTCACCTCCGGCGGCATTCTCGTCGCCGATACGGGCGGCGTGACCATCGGCTGCTTCGCTTGGGTGAATGCTGCTCAGAACAAGGTGGCCTCGACCGGTACGGGTGCTCCGTCCGGCTTCGTCCATCGTGAGATGCAGGCCAGCATCAACGTCTTCCCGGCCGAGTTCGGGATGACGATCCAAGCCGGCCAGCGCGTCGGCTCGCTGATGACCGGCGGCTGCTACTTCGCGAAGAACGCGGGTGCGGGCGTCGCCTCCATCGGCATGAAGGCCTTCGCCAACACCACGAACGGCTCCGTGTCGTTCGCGGCCGCCGGCGCCACCGTGTCCGGTTCCGTCGAGACCAAGTGGTACTGCGTCGGCTGGACCGATGGCGGTTCCGGCGCGTCCGGCGAACTCGTCAAGATCTCTCATCTTCCCATCGGCTAAAGGGGGCGAATAGAATGAAGCTCGCATCCGTTCGCCCCACTCTCGAAGCAGACTGGGGCATCCATTTCGCGCAGGACGCGGAGTTTATTCCGGCCGACTATCGGCGGAACTTCAACCTCGCGCTCGACGCCCAGCCGACGCTGGTGACGACCGCCAGCTCCGGCATTCCGGGCTGGCTCGCCGCCTACGTGGACCCTGAGGTCGTCCGGATCGTCCAGACCCCGAACAAGGGCGCTGAGATCCTGGGCGAGACCAAGACCGGCGACTGGGAGACCGAGACCGCGACCTTCATGGTCGTGGAGAACACCGGCGAGGTCGCCCCGTACGGCGACTGGAACAACAACGGCCGCTCCGACGCTAACGTCGATTGGGTGAACCGTTCGTCCTACCTGTTCCAGACCGTGGTTCAGTACGGCGACCTTCAGGTTGCCCGCGCCGGCCTCGCCCGTCTCAACTGGGTCGGCGAGGTGCAGACCTCGGCTGCCGCCACGCTGGCGAAGTTCCAGGACTACACCTACCACTACGGCGTCGCCGGCATGGCCTGCTACGGCATGCTGAACGAGCCGAACCTGCCGGCTGCAATTACCCCGGCCACCAAGGCTGCGGGCGGCACCAAGTGGGTCAACAACGGCGTCGTCGTCGCGACCGCCAACGAGGTGTACAGCGATCTCCAGTCGCTGGTGATGGATCTCGTCACCCGCACGTCCGGCGTGATCCAGAAGACCGACGCCATGACGCTCGTTCTGCCGCCGCAGAGCGATGTCGCGCTGATGCAGACCAACCAGTTCGGCATCAACGTCATGGACCTGCTGCAGAAGAACTTCCCGAACCTGAAGATCGTCACCGATCCGCGGCACGCCACGGCTTCCGGCAACGTCGCTCAGCTCTGGGCCGAGCGCTTCAACGGCACCCAGGTCGCGACCTGCGCCTTCAACGAGAAGCTGCGCGATCACCAGATCGTCCGCATGCTCTCGTCGTTCGCGCAGAAGAAGACCTCGGGCACCTTCGGTGCGGTCGTCAAGGCGCCGATCGCCATGTCGCAGATGCTGGGGATCTGATCATGCCCGGCACTGTGACTGTCGCATGCGCGCTGCCTCACGGCTTCCGCATGCAGCTTCAGGAGAAGGTGGCGATCCCGTCCCCGACCCGTGAGGATCCCACCCGCAAGGAGGAGATCAGCCGGTACGTCGGACAGGTCATCACCATCGACGGCCCCGCCCGCAATCGCGATCAGCGCCGGCTTGAGGCCGGTGACGCGATCCCGACAGCGGGCGGATACGCCCTGACCTTCGGGGTCGACAAGGATCTCTGGGACAAGTGGCGCGTCCAGATGAAGGACTGGGAGCCGCTGGTGAAGGGCCAGGTCTTCGCGCACGAGCGTGAGGACAGCGCCAAGGGCGAGGCCCGCTCCGGCAAGCACGGGCCGAGCGGCTTCGAGCCGTACAACCCGAGCCAGCCGCCGGCCGAGTTCGCCGGCAAGATCAAGACAGCCGAGAAATAGGGAGGGTGACCATGGCGAAGAAGCCGCAGACCGTTCGCGTCCTCAACCGCTCGCATACAGCCCTCACGCTGACCGAGCCGATGCCGAACCCGGAGAAGCCGGGCGACGCGCCCCCGCTGCGCTCCGTCTCTCTCGCCGGCAACGGTGCGGTGTCCGAGGTGGATGCCGAGACCTACAACGCGTGGAAGGCGGGCAACCCGAACCATGCGTTCATCGCCAACGGCATCCTTGAGGAGGTCGGCGACGACTACGAGGCGCCGGAAGAGGTGTTCGGCCACGAGCCGGCCCTTGAAGCTGCGCTGAAGGAGCCGGGGGCCAAGAAGGCGGCCAAAGCTGGCTCCGAGGTCGAGGCCGGCCCCGGTGAACTGACCGGCGAGCAGATGACCCCCGAGAACGGCACGCCCCCGGGCGACGATCCCGGCGAGCCGCGTCACGCCAGCCAGCCCGGCGAGCCTGAGCCGACCGGCCGCGCGCGTCGCGTCAAGTAACTCGTCATGGCCGTCACGCTCGCCAGCTTCCGTGCCGTGTTCCCTGAGTTTGAGAGCACCACGAAGTATCCCGATCCGGCCGTCCAGTTCTGGCTGGATCAGGCGGGCGTGACGCTGCCGCAGAGCATCCCCCCAGGTCAGGTCGACTTGGCGACGATGCTCTACATCGCCCACAATCTGACGCTCGGCATTCTGTCGGCGGCAGGGGGCGGTAGTGCCGGCTCCTTCGCGCCGGTCTCGTCCAAGTCGGTCGGGCCCATCTCCAAGTCGATGGACACGTCGTCTGTCACCTCATCAGGTGCGGGCATCTACAACGGCACCGCCTACGGGCAGCGGCTGTGGGCACTCCTGCGCGGTCTCGTGACCGGCGGCTTCTACCGGCCGAGCGCCCGCGCCGCGAGCCTCGCAGCCATGGCGAACTATCCCTACGGCCGCTGATGCCCGTCACCAAGACCGTTGACCGCACGGATCAGATCCTGGCCGCGGCCAACGCCCTGACCAAGCTCAAGGCCTACGTCGGCATCCCCGCCGAAGCCTCTCCGCGCCAACCTGATGGTGCCCTTGAGGATCAGCCGCCGAGCAACGCCGTCATCGGCTACTTGATGGAGAACGGCGCTCCGGAGCGAAACCTACCGGCCCGCCCGCACCTCCTGCCCGGCATTGAGGCGGCCATGCCGCAGATCACGCCCCGGCTTGAGGCTTTGGGCAAGGCGGCCCTCTTGGGCGATCTCTCGGCGATCCAGAAGGGCCTCACGGCGGTCGGCATCATCGGTGAGAACGCCGTCAAGGCCCAGATCACGGATGGCACCTTCGCCCCGCTGTCCGAGCGCACGCTGAAGGCTCGGCAGGCGAGGGGACGGACGGGGACGAAGCCCCTCATTGACACCGGGCAGTATCGCCAGGCGATCACCCACGTGGTGAAGTGATGGCCCTTCTCAACGTCTGCGACGTCATCGACGATCCGGACTTCTGGTCCGACGCGATCCTGATCCAGGCCATCGTCACGGTGAGCCAATTCGGGATCGCTCAGGCTTCTCAGTCAGGGACGGCGTTCACGGGCGTCATCTGGCCCGGCAACGGCCTCGGGCTCGTCCAATCGGGCGAAGGGGATTGGGTGGAGGGCGATCTGATGATCGTCACCCGCTACCCGCTCGACACCGGCAAACGCGAGATCGCGGCGGACGGCGTCATCTTCGGCGGCCTGCCCTACACGATCACCAACGCGCAGGCATGGCCCTTCGGAGACGGCTTCACGCAGGCCGTCTGCAAGCTGGCGACGATCAATCCGAGCCTGACGGGGCAGCAATCCAGTGGCGGCTTCCTCGGCTCCTAACACGAACACGAGCGCGACCGGCGGCCCGCTTGGGCCCACCTCGACGCCTCCGGCCGACGATCTCGACCTCGACACCATCATCGGGACGCTGATCGCGGGCGTGACAGGGCTGCCGGGCGATATGATCCGCCCGCGCTGGCAAGAGACGCAGCCACGGGTTCCCGACGTAACGGAGACCTGGGTTGCAGTCGGCGTCACCGCCACGATGGGCGACGACACACCCGCCCAGATCCACCATGGCGAAGGCGACGGCTACACCATCCTGCGCACGCTCTACCGCCTAGACGTGCTGGCGAGCTTCTACGGCCCCAAGGGCGACGCCTACGCCAAGCTGACCCGAGACAGCTTCTACGTCGGTCAGAACCGCGAGGCGATGCGGGCTGTCGGCCTGAACCTCGTCGACTTCGACACCATCCGACGCGTGCCGGAGATCCGGGCCACTCGGACGCTGCGCCGTTCGGATCTGCCCTTCCGGCTGACCCAGACGATTGAGCGCCGGTACGAGATCCGGAACGTGCTCCAGGCTGACGGCGCCATTCAAGCGACCGGCGGCACGCCCGCTGGTCCCAAGCAGATCAACACCCCTTTCGCGTCGCCGCTGCCGCCGGCCTGACGCTGCGCTTCTGCGCCCCAACCCACCGAAGCACCAACCAGGGACGCCGGACTGCGGCGGATCGCAATGGCTACTGGCCTGAACGTCGCCGATTTCGTTTCCGTCTCGGTCGTCATCTCCCCCAAGGCCGCGCAGTACCGAAATTTCGGCGCTGGCCTGATCCTCGGCTCGACCTCCGGTGTGATCGACACCGCCGAGCGTCTGCGGCTCTACACGTCGCTCGACGGCGTGACGCAGGACTTCGGCACCACCGCGCCGGAGTACCTTGCCGCCAAGGACTATTTCAGCCAGTCGCCGCAGCCGGCCGTGCTCTACGTCGGGCGGTGGGCCCAGACGCCGACCCGCGGCCATCTGCGCGGCGCCTCGCTCTCGCCGGCCCAGCGGCTGCTGCCCAACTTCACGTCCGTCACCAACGGTGCGCTGAGCATCACGGTCGATGGCACCGCGCGCAACCTGACTGGTATCGACCTGTCGGGCGCGCTGAACCTCAACAACGTCGCCTCCATCATCCAGACCGCGCTGGCGGCCGTCTCGTCCGGCGCTGTGGTCAAGTACGATGGCGTCTACAACCGGTTCGACGTGGCCTCCGGCACGACGGGCCCGACGTCTTCGGTCGGCTATGCCACCACGGCGCCGAGCGGCACCGATCTCGGCCCGCTGCTGCATCTGACGAGCCTGGACGCTTCGGCGCCTGTGGCCGGCATCGCTGCCGAGAGCCTCGTTTCCGCCGTCTCGACCCTCGCCAACCAGTCCGGGGCTTGGTACTCGCTGCAGGTCGCCACCGCGACACCGCCGGCCGATGCCGATCATCTCGCTGTTGCCGCCCTGATCGAGGGCCTGAGCACGTCGCAGAGCCGCATCTACGGCGCGACGCTCCAGAACGCCAACGTCCTCGACAGCACGACCAGCGCGGATCTGGCCTCGCAGTTCAAGACCGGCAACTTCAGCCGCACGTTCTCGCAGTTCTCGCGCAACGACCCCTACGCGGCCGAGAGCCTGTTCGGTCGGTTCGCCACGGTCGACTACGAGGGCAGCAACACCACGATCACGGGCGCCTACAAGCAGGAGCCGGGCGTTGCCGCCGAGGTGCTGACCGAGAGCCAGTTCGGGCAGATCAAGGCGAAGAATACCAACGTGTTCGTGTCCGTCCAGAACGGCACCAACATCATCTTCCCCGCCGTAATGGCAAACGGGGACTACATCGACGAGCGGATCGGCGCGGACTGGCTGCAGAACCGCATCCAGACCGATTGTTACAACCTGCAATACACCACCGCAACGAAGGTCCCGCAGACCGACGCGGGCATGAGCCTCATCAAGACGGTGATCGCCAACGCCTGCACGGTCGCGGTCAACAACGGCTTCATCGCCCCCGGCGTCTGGCTCGGCCCGGACGTCGGCACGCTCAAGACCTTCGATGTGCTGACGAGCGGCTTCTACATCTTCGCCCCGCCGGTCTCGACCCAGTCGCAGGCCGACCGCGCCGCCCGCAAGTCCGTGCCGTTCCAGGTCTGCTGCAAGCTGGCCGGCGCCGTCCACCTCATCTCCATCAGCGTCCTCCTGGACCGCTAAGCCCGAGGACCCGAACCCATGGCTGCGCCCGTCGCATATTCGTTCGCCGATATCGTGTGCTCGCTCACCGGCCCTGGCGGTTCGGTCATCCTGTCGGAGGGTGGCCTTGCCGATGAAGGCATCACCATCGCCATGACGGACGACAAGACCTCCATGGTGACGGGGGCGGACGGCTACGGCATGCACTCGCTGCACGCGGCCAAGTCGGGTCGCGTCACGGTGCGCCTTCTGAAGAACAGCCCGCTCAATCGGATCCTGATGGATCTGTACAACTACCAGCAGACGGCGAGCGCCTACACCGGCCAGAACGTCCTGACGCTGTCCAACCCCCAGTGGGGCGACGACTACCAGTGCCAAGCCGGCGCGTTCGTGAAGCTGCCCGACAACGTGAACGCCAAGGACGGCGGCACGATGGAGTGGCCGATGAACTTCATCTACATCGACGCGAAGCTCGGCGACGGCAATCTGGCTCTGTGAGGCTGATCCGTGTCTGAGTTCACGATCAAGGGCGTCACCTACCGCTCCGGCAAGATGGTGGGCCGCACGCAGATCCACGTCCTGCGCCGCGCCGCTCCGATCATCGAGCCGCTGTTCCGAAGCATCTCGTCCGGCCTCACGCCCGAAGTGGCCGGGATGGTCATTCAGGGTCTCGGCGCCCTGGAAGACGAAAAGCTGGACTACATCCTCGATCGGGCCCTCGCTGTCGTTCAGAAGAAGGAGGGCACGGGCTGGCCCTCGCTTATGTCGAGCGACGGCACGCGCATCATGTTCGAGGATGTGCGCAACGATGGCGGCCTTCAGCTCGCGATCTGCGCCAACGTTCTCTACGTCAACTACTACCCGCTTTTTCTCGACGCCCCGTCTCTTTTCAACGGCGGGGCCAGTTTCCCGCAGTAGACCTCGTGTCTATGCCGGACGAAGAGGAATGGTACTTGGCCCCGATCCCGTTGGGCTACTACAGCTACCCCGACCTTCTGAACGGCACCATTCACATCGAAGACATCGCGGAGATCAACGACGCGATGCGGGTCGAGTCCGAGAACCGCTGGCGGCTCAACGAGGCGATGAAGCCCAATGGCGGATAACGTCCTAGCTTCCTTCATGGTCGCGCTCGGGTTCAACGTGAACCAGAGTTCGCTGGGCGCTGCCAAGAAGTCGGTTGCCGATTACGAGCGCGCTGTCCGCGAGGCCGAGAAGCGCATCGAGGACGCCCGCTGGGCTGGGGCAAAGACAGAGGAAGAGGTCGCCAAGCTCACGCGCGAGCTGAACCTCAAGCTCGCTCGCGAGGGGCTGGAGCGTGCCAAGGAGATTGAGAAAAAAGAAAAGGAAGCTGCCAAGCGCCGCAAGGAAGATGGGGCCGCTTTCGTCAAAGGCATGGAGCGGATGGCGCTTGCCGCGGCTGCTGCAGCTACGGCTATCAGCTACGCGGTGGCCAAGGTCGCCGGCTCGTTCGACAATCTCTCTTTCCAAGCTCAGCGTGCCGGAACGTCCGTTCAGAGCCTCAAGGCACTGCAGTACGCGTTCTCACAAACCGGGGGCTCGGCACAGCAGGCGTCGGCCGCGGTCGATAGCTTCACGACGGCGCTGCGCAACAACCCGGGCCTGCGCCAGTTCGTCAAGGATCTCGGCGTCGATAACAAGCTTCAGGGCGTGGACAAGCTCCTCGCCACTGTCGAGGCCTTGAACCGCGAGCCCTACGAGGTCGCCGTCCAGCACGCCGAGATGCTGGGCATCAGCGAGCAGGACTATAACCTGCTGCGCCGCCAGATGGAGGCGGTGAAGCAGTACCGCGCCGAGTACGACGCGACGGCGAAACGGATCAGGCTCAACTCGGACGAGGCCGCTCGGGCCGCCGCCGCTTTCCAGCGCACGCTGACGCGGCTGCAGGCTACGGCCTCGGCGCTCGGCGAGAAACTGCTGATCCAGCTTGCGCCCGCCCTGGAGCGGATTGCCAAGGGGTTCAACGACTGGATCGAGGCCAACCCCGACAAGCTTGAGCGGATCCTGCAGTCGATCTCGAACGCCATCGTCTGGCTGACCGAGAAAATCACTGGCATGGTGCAGTGGTTCGCGGGTAGCGACGGCGAAGCGTTTATGAAGCGCTGGGACGCTTTCTCGGAACGCATCAAATCCATCGCCCACGCATTTGAGGTGATCTTCGGGCTTCTCCAGAAGATCGCCCGCGTCACGCACCTCTCGACGATCCTGGGCGGATACGACAAGATCATCAACGGCATCCTCGCAGGGCCTGCCGCGTTTGAGCGCGCGAATGGGGGCCCCGGCGTTGGTGGAGGTACGCCCGGCTCCGTTCAGGACGATCGCAACTGGTGGCAGCGCCGCGCGCCCCGCTGGGCCGGCGGTCGCGACGCTCCGTCCCCACAAGGGGGCGTTCCTCCTGGAAGCTCTGCCGGCAACCTGACGGCGCTCTACGAGGCGGAAGCGAAGCGGGCGGGGATTGACCCCCGCATCCTCCACGGCATCCGTGCTGGCGAGTCGCTTCACTCGGACAAGTACGACGTCAAGAGCGACGCGCAGGAAGACAGCTACGGTCCGTTCCAGCTCAACCGCCGGGGCGGGCTGGGGCAGGAGTTTGAGAAAGAGACCGGGCTCGACTTGCACGATCCCAAGACCATTCCCGCGCAGGTTCGATGGGTCTCTGAGCTGATCAAGAAGCGCGGACCCAGTATCCTTAATCAATTTTACGGCTACAAAGGACCGCGCGACGCTGATCCTAAATGGGGTGACAGCGGCTACAAGCCGAGCCAAGTTGGCGGGAACGTGGACCCTGTTAATGGGGTCGGCGGCCTAGAGCAGAGCCAAGGGGGCGCTACTCGCAACCAAGCCATCACCGACGCCCTGCAACGCCAAATCGTGGCCGCTGCGACCGCGGCTGGGGTCAACGCCGAGGTCTATTCAGGCGGCCAGGACGAGAGTGGCCCGCATCGGACCGGTAGCCATCGCCACGACCACGGCAACGCGGCCGATCTGAAGCTCTATACCCTCGGGGCAGACGGGAAGCGCCGCTACCTTGACATGACCAACGACGCCGACCGCGTCGTGATGGAGAAATTCATCAAGGAGAGCGTCAAGGCAGGGGCGAACGGCGTCGGCGCGGCCATCGACTACATGGGCGCCAACGGCATCCACGTCGGCGGCGGTTCGCCATCCGCTTGGGGTGCTGGCGGTTCATCAGCCAACGCCCCGGATTGGGTCAAGCGGGCACACGAAGAGGGAATGGCGGCTCGCAATCGGCCCTCGGCCCCGAACGTGGATCCGCAGGCCGCGCTCCGTCCGGCAGCCCCGATGGGCGCAGCCGGGGTGACGAACAACTCGACCAGCCGAGCGGTCAGCCAGAACATCGTCAACAACGTGACTGTGCAGGGCAGCAACAACCCGCGCGAGCACGGGCGCATCATGGAAAGCTCGCTGTCTCGCGTGCATGGCCTCGCGCTGGCGAATGCGCAATCCGCGGTCGCTTAGGCTCCGCAGACGTGAGGGCGGGGGAGTGGTTTCCCCGTCTTCATCTTGGCATAGAGGCTATCGACGGCCGACCCGATCGAAGCCTTCGGGGTTAGCCTGCACTCGGCCTCGACGTAGGCGTTGACGTTGCACTCGCTGGGGTAGCTGTCGAACGCTCCGTGCTCGATAACGTAGCTACGGACGCTGGAGCGGATCTCCGGCAGGATGTCGACGATATCGCCGGTCGGGTCTGACTTCGGGTTGACGTAGACCTTGCACGGGATCTGTCGGTAGCCGTTGAAGGTGGCGGCTGTGACCTCCTGCGCTGCGACCGGGGTAGCCAACGCGGTCAGGACGAGAAGGGCGGTCGCAAAGCGCATCGGGGCCTCCGTCACCGAACGAACTTGGGAGGGGAGGCCGCGTCGCGCACCATCTCGTCGTTGCGCATCGAGACCTCAAGGTACTGCTCAAGGATCTGGTAGTACGCTTTGGAATTGGTCTTTCCCGCTGCGCCCTTGATGGCGTACCGTTTCGCAGCGTCGCTGGCCTGAGGCCAGAGCAGCGTCAGGGTGTCGTAGCTGTTCTGCTCCAGTCGAAGGCAGAAGGCACGGCCACGCGGGTCCTGATCCGTGGCACAGACCGCGTCGACATCGTACTGAGGGATCTCGATGCCG